CTTTGGAATCAACTTCTATCTGTCCATTCGCATAGCGAATACCATTGCATTCGGACAATCTTTGCCAGTGTTCTCTGAACTCTTCCACAACGCCAAGGGCGTATTCATCCCAATCGTCTATTTCATCTACGACGATTCCGACATGCCCCGGCTGGACTGTAACCATCCAGTGCCGGTATTGGTTAGCCACGAGGCCACCTTCCCTTGAGACGCAAACATTGTGCGCACTGATGCAGCCTGGCATCACCGATCCGACGCTGACATCCGTAGCGTTCGCATTCTTTCATTGGACCACCAACACAGTTCGTTGTCCACAGGGACATCGATGGCACCATCGAGGTCTGCGCTCGTTACACTTCCCGCAATGTCGCATAATGGCCGATACACGCCCCTTGCTCTTAATGTTAAGGGTTCACCGCGTTCCAAGGCTCACTGTTCCCCTAAGTTACCTGTTTCACAGGTTGGGTAATAATACGTTCACAGCCTAACGGCCGTGTTCGTCCATGACCCAACCTTCAATAGAGCGTGGCCAGCCCCGTTCTAACCGTCCTCAAATACTCTTGACGACTAACCTGCCCGGTATAAACTGCAATTGCATCCCGGCCTCCCTGGTCTCCCCAAGCAAGGCGAGAAATTCCGTAGCCTATACCGGCTCCGATGACATACCCTGCGGCGACAGCACCTGTCGCCCTGGCTATACCCCCACCAAGGGTGATACTTCCACCCCTAATCAGCGTGGTCGTTGATAGTGCTCGAACACTAGCAAATCCCATACGTGCAGTAGCACGTATACCAAAGGATGCCATTTGCAATCCTTTTGTTCTAGTATAAGGATGAGCGACAGCAGCAGCAGTCACAATCCAAAAATACTGAGGAGCCTTATCTGCCCAATACAGAAGTTCTGGCAGTGAAGCCATTAACGTCGCCCACTGCGTGGTGCTCGGGACGATGCGGACACAAGTTTGCGACCTTTCTTTTTCCCATTCGGGTAGACCCAGCGAACTCGCTTTCTTCCCTTCGAGAAGATTTTACCCTTCTTCCAAGTCTTTCGGGCCATCAGCAGACGCCCCCGAGAAGATTAATCCCCTGGGCAAGTGCCCCTGCTTGCCAGAGGAAAAATACGATTACAGCAGTAATCAACTGATTCTCTTTAATCAGATTGAGTATTTGAGCGCCCTTCGCAGCAGCGATGACGTCGCTTCCAGCGACTGGCTCATTATCCGGTGCGACTTTCATGTCGGCACCTTCTGCATCTTTAGAGCGGCAATGCCGTCATACATGCCTGGTGCTAGATTGATAGTTAGCAATCCATTGTCCCCACCGTTGACCTCAAGGAGGCCTAGTGGAACCTCCCCTCCGGCTGCGTATACTGACTCGCCGGCAATGGGATAGATATCGACAATGCGATGTCCGCCAGTGCCTGTTTCAGTGCCACCTACATACATCGGGTTATCACCCGCCTGGGCATCGAGGGCGTGCCCGTAAGGTGGCCTATCATTAATCCACTCAAGGTGTTGAATGATAGTCGGATCAGTAGTTCCTGTATCCATCAGATCAGTCGCCCAGGAGGTCGATGCATCTCCGGGTAGATCGGGTTCAGCAGCCCCGACGGTGATTCTCGTATCACCATACATCTGAATGACTCCATTGGAGCCATCAGTCTGCAAATACGCATTTGGCAATGCGCTATCTCCGCCGAGCATATGCACGGCGTTCTCCTGTGGAGCCGCAGCGCCCCCAGCAACGGGGCTTACATACTGCGAGTATGACCATTCCCGGCCAGTGTCGGAGAATAGGTTGCTTGCTCCATCCATTGGGAGCAGATTAGAGTTAATGTGGTCCTTCTCGAGATAGTGACTCTCATCGAACAGGACCTTAAAATCGTGAAATGCAGGGTAGGCATTCCTTCCAAGCCCGCTGTCTTTAGCGGCCTTACGATTCATTTTGTTCCAAAGGGCAAATGCCTTTTTCCAAGAGTTGTAAACAGTCCAGCTAGTCTGAAGACTGTTTAACTGCACTGAGTCACCCGCCGGGTTGGGTGCAGATCGCCATCCAAAGGATTCCACGTAGTAGACCATACCTTGCCGGTATAACCTACGATTCACTATCGACAGGCACTCGCCTAGGTCGATATACTGAGGTAATGCAGTCTCGTCAAGTCTGAACCTCAACTGCCTCACTGCTGTCTTCATGGCTCCTCTTCCTCGCCAACAGCACTTGAACTTCACGGGAAGTGTCAACGATACCGAGTTTTTTACACAGGGCATCTATGCCTGCGTGGTGAACAAAGTAAACCTCGGGTAATTCCATGGCAATAGCCAGGGGGCTCATGCCATCCACGGATATCGCACGTAGTGCTCTAATCCTCAAAGACTCACGATGGTTATCGTGAGGATCCACACGCCACTCCCCAATTGTGGGGAGTTCCTCTACTCGAGTGTCTTTCTTGCGACAATAGTCGCGTGCCTGGTCCCTAGTGCCATTCCGTTGTTCGTAATGACCAGGCCACCGCTTCGCTACCTCTCCTATTCGAAGAGAACTAGTCCATTCAGTGTAGGCCTGAATGTGATAGAAGCCTTTGGAATCAACTTCTATCTGTCCATTCGCATAGCGAATACCATTGCATTCGGACAATCTTTGCCAGTGTTCTCTGAACTCTTCCACAACGCCAAGGGCGTATTCATCCCAATCGTCTATTTCATCTACGACGATTCCGACAT